ATCGGCAGGTGCATCCGTGCGGAGATCATCGACACCGATACGAACGAATGTGTCGCCGCGCGGGTGTTCAACGATACCGGCGAGGTACCGTGGAGCAGTTATGCCGAATTCGGGACGGGGCTGTATGTCGATAACGAAGGAATCCCCGATGCGATCCGGCTGAAACGTGCGGAAAGCATTCCGTGGTATATCCATGTGGATATGGTACCGGAGGATTTCGGAAAATACGGTTATGTACGCTCCGGCGATTTCTGGATCGTTCACGGGATGCGTCCGCGTCCGTATATGAAACCGGCAGGCTTCCAGCGACGGCACGAGAACACGGAAACGGTTCTGCGGGAAATTCACGATATGCTCACGGAGGTGTGTCGTGGCTGAACGATTCATGAATACAAAACTGTTCATCGAAATCATGACGGACAAGCTCGCGGAAATCGAGGTTTTCGGTACGTCCGGCGTTCTGCTTACGAATCCCGACGTGACCGCGCGTTTCCCGGTCTGCGTGGTTCAGCCGCCGCTTCAGACACCGCGGTATCATGCCGCCGCATGGGATTTGTCCGTGACCTGCGACGTGTGGGCGGACACTTTGACCCGTGCGGCGGAGCTGTTCGATGAGGTGAAATGCAGAATGGCGGAATTGAACCTCATTGCGACCGGGAACATTCCGCCGTACATCGACGAAATCACAAGAAAATGGCGGTTCGGCGGGTACTTTGAAGCCCGCTGGAACGGCATCACCAACACATTGGAAAGGAATGTATAAACGATGGCTGAATATAATACCGCGTTCACTCCGCCTGTGGCAACGGCGACGACGGAGCTGTATTACGCAAAAACGGAAACCGAGAAGCCGACGCAGGTGTTCGGCGTACAGGGAATCCCCGCGCTCACACAGCCTGCGGACGATATCACCTATCGTACCCTCGAATCGACCGAGGAATTCGGCGCACCGGGTGTGAAACCGTTTTCCGCAATCGAAGTGACGCTGCTGCTTTATAAGGAGCAGTACGCGGCGATGAAGGAGCTGTCCGGGGAACTTTACTGGTATGTAAAGCTGCCGGAAAGCTACGGCATTATCATGAAGTGGAAGGGCGGTTTCTCTTTCACCCTTGCCGGGCTTGACCTGGACGATATGTGCAAATGCACGCTGAAGATTTATAAATCCACGAAACCGGAGGAAGTCGCGGCACTTCCGGCCGGTACATAATAACGGAGGTACAGTATGATTCTCTCGGCCAATAGCGTAACCCACGAACTGATTCTGAACAACCGCAACGTTGTCCGGATGCTCGATATGCTCGGTACCGACGATCTGAGCGCGGCAATGCTCGACGGTATGAATCACGTCAATACGAAGAAACTCGCTACGGCGATCTATGCACTCGACCGGAGCAATTTCAAATCCCTCGATGAGGTGTACGACTTCCTCGACGACTACAAGGCGGAACACGAATGCACCGTCCGCGAGATCTACGCCGACCTCATCCGCGAATTCAACGATCACTATTTTTTCGACCGGAAAATGACGGAGAAGGAGCTGACCGAATGGATGAACAATCCTCTCGCGGGCCGGATGGACGATATCCTTGCGGAAGCGGCGGGGAAGGCGATCGGCAGCATGGCGGAGGAACAGTTCGCTGCACGCGGGATGTGATCGAGCGGTCGAGGATCGCGTGCTATGAAGCGGGACTGCGGCCGCCGGAATTTGAAGAGATGTCGCTGAAGCAGGCGGGAGCGTTTACGGAGGCGGCGGAACGGGCATGGGTGCGGGAAAACCGTGCCCGTGCGGTTCTGGCGGACGGCGCGGTGAAGCTGCTGCTTTCGGGGATCGGGCGGATGGTGGACAAGACTGTGCGCGTGCCGAAGGTGGAGGAGGTGTTCCCGCAGTGGTTCTGGAAGGAAACGACGGCGGCACCGGCACGGTCGGACGCGGAAGTATGGATGGATTTTCTGGGGATAGGAGGTGGACGACGTGGCTGAATCGGGAAATGCGATCACCGTGGAGGAACTGCAGATACGGATTACGGCGGAATATGGTGACGCGATCCGGCAGATGCTGAAGATGGTTGAGGAGGTCAAAAAGGTACTGGCAGCGAAGCTGGAGCCGGCTGCGAAGGCGGTCGATCAGGCGATGGACAGCATGGAACCGTCGGTGAAACATGCGGCGAAGTCAGTGAAAAAGAGCGTTGATGATATTGTGGTCGAAGGAAAGACGCTCGACGGGATTATCGACGGAGTGATTCAGAAGACAAAAAAAGCGTCGAAGTATACCGGAGCTGTCGGAAAGGTTGATCCGGATACGCTGAAAAATATCGGGCGGGTCAACGAAAGTTATGAGAAACTGAACCGGATTTTGGAGAGTACGGAGACGAGTGCCGTGCTTCAGAAAACGGATGCGGCGGTGAAAAATACGGCGAAGTCTGTTCAGAAAATCGAACCGGCGGTTCGATCGGCGGGACGTGCAGTACAGAATAGTACCAAACAGGTACAGACATTCGGAAAAGAAGCTGAAAAAGCAACCAAAAAAGCACAGAGCGGGTTCAAAAAACTCGGTACCGAAATTATGAGCATGGCGAAGTTCAATCTTATCTTTTCGGCAATTTCTCTGGCGGTATCGGCGGTGACAGACGGACTGCGGAATATGGCGGAAACCTCGGAGGATGCTAACCGGGTATTGTCGAGTTATATGTCGAGCTTCACCTACCTCAAAAACAGTATCGGTGCGGCGATTTTTCCGATTCTGGAATTTCTGGAGCCGGTTGTTACGACAATTGTTGACTTGCTGGCGGAAGGATTTAATTATCTCGGAATGTTTCTCGCCGCGCTGACCGGTCAGAAAACTTATAAAAAGGCAGTAAAAACACAGAAGAGCCTTGCAGACAGTTTGAACAATACTGCGGATGCCGCAAAACGTGCAGGAAATGCGCTTGCCGGTTTCGATGAATTGAATGTTCTGAATTTTGATACCGGCGTTATTGGTGAAATTCAGGAAGCAGTCAGCGCATTTGAGGAAGCAGAAGTTCCGGAATGGATGAAGAAGATCGCGGACTTCTTTGGCTTTGCGAAAAATAATGGTACAGGGAACGGCAGAAACGGTATGTTCGATTCCCGTCCGGTACTGGAGTACGCCGAAGCACTCGATAAGGTAGACGTGGCATCACGGCATTTAGAGAGAAGCTGGAGCAGGCTGAAAATGCCGGAGTGGCTCCCGGCACCTGCGTTTGAACCGGTCACAGCTCCCGCGATTGATATGAAATCGTATTTTCTGCCGTCACTGGAACGGTATGGTCTGCGGATTCCCGCACCGGAATTTTTACCTGCGACCGCACCGGCGATTGATATGAGATTATTTGAAGTATCGCGGATATTGTACGGACAGCCGATATCGGCACCTGTGTTTGAACCCGTATTTGCGCCTGTGATAACTTTAGACTTATTCGAAAAATCGCGGATATTGTACGGACAGCCGATACCGGCTCCCGTATTTGAACCGGTCGTTGCGCCTGCATTGGATATTTCCACAAGTTATATTCCGTCGGTCGAACTTCTGAGAACACGAACCCAGCTTGCTTTTGAAGAAATGCGGAAAAATATTTTCGCCTGGGGCAGTAATATCGGAACTAATTTGAAAACGTCGATGGAATATTGTGTGACGACTGCACGGCAGAAATTCGGGGAAATGGCTGTGAGAGTTGGGACGGCACTCAATACCATGTCCGAAAATGTTGTTATATGGGGAACCAACCTCATGACAAACGCGAAAACCACAATGGAATATATTCCCGGTGCCGTTTCTTCAGCATTGACCACTGCCGGTCAGCGGGTTGCGGATTTTGTGAACTCTACTTCCCAGAACATTGTGACATGGGGAAACAATTTCATCGAAAACGCAGGAAAAACGATGAAGGGATGGTATGAAAATTTTGTGAGTGCACTGTCGAGTGCATGGAAGGCGTTCAGCGATTTCTGTAAAAGTACCGGCGAAAAAATTTCTGACTGGTGGGACGGAAATAAAAAATGGGTTGTCCCGACTGCGGTTGGAGTCGGACTTGCCGCGGCAACGGTTACGGCCGTTGTTCTGAGCGGCGGCAGTGCGGCAGCGGCGATTCCTGCCTTGACTCCGGCACTGGCGGCAGTTCCTGCCTTCGCCTCCGGTGCAGTCATCACCTCCCCGACGCTCGGTCTCATGGGCGAGTACCCGTCTGCCGCATCCAATCCCGAAATCGTCACGCCGCAGAAGCTCCTGTACGAAACAGTTACCTCCGCCAACGCCGAGCAGAACGCGCTTCTCCGCGAGCAGAACAACCTCCTCCGTCAGCTCCTGCGGAAGGAAAACAGCGTCGTGCTCGCTCCTTCTGCCGCGCTCGGACGTGTGAACCAACGATCCCAGCAGATGTATGAAGCACTTGCGGGAGGTTATTGATGGCGGAAAACAATACCATG